CCGACAAAGACAAAGTTACCCGCGCTAATCCCGTCTCAGCCCGCGCTGAAGCGGGGGATTGTTTTATCTTATCCCGTTCCTGGACAAGCGAATTTTTGAATGAGGTCGCCGTGTTTCCTAGCCCGTACAGCCATGATGACCAAGTAGACACCCTGACGGGAGCCTATGAATACCTGATTGGCAAGCGCCCTAGCGGGACACGCCAAACCGCCGTCAAGAATCTATATGGGGCCAAGCGATGATCGGACAAGAGGTATTAACGGCCTCTGCCGTCAATCTATACGCCACACGGCCCAACATAGACTTCAAGCGGGCGGATTATGCGTTCTATGACCGCTTGCGCCGCAATAAAGCCGTTGGCTATGAGTTGGGCGGGGCCTTGGCCGAGCGCGTTTGCCGCATTATGCAGTCGTTCACCTTCGGTAAAGGGGTGACACTGACCCTAGACGGCCCACCAGGACGCAAGGCGGATTACATCAATAGCCAACTGGCTAAATTTATTGAGATGCACAGCCAAACCCTAGCCGAGTGGTACTACGACGGCTTGAGTTTGGGCGACGGTTTTTTGGCCGTCAATCCCAATGGCGACCTGCGCCAAATCAGCCCTGAGCAAGTGACCCTGAAACATGACCCCTTGGACTATCGGCAAGTTTTGGAAGCCGTTATCCAAACCAATATTCTTTTTGATAGCAGAACATCGGCCATTACCGATACTTATAGCCCTAGTGGGCGCACCCTCAAAACCCAAGTGGGTACAGAGGCCGCCGTCACGACTAGCTTTCCCAACCTGATTGGCCAATTGCCGATTTTGCATTATCCGCACGGGCGTTCTAGTAATGAAATCTATGGTCATCCTGCCATAGAGGGGTTACTGTACCCCTTTGCCCGCTACGATAACGTCATCCAGAAATCCTTGGACGGCGTGGAGCGCATGGGGAATGCTATCCCGGTAGCCGAGGGCCTAGAAGACCCCGAAACCGAGCGCGATGCCAATGCCACGGGCAGCAGTCAACACTATCTGTCTAACGGCGATGAGGTGACGGTCAAGGAAATTGACTTCTCCGAGGTGCAAATGCTGTGGCTAGGGAAGGGCGGCAGCTTCAAGTTTGCCAGCCCACCGCCGTTCACAGGCGATGCCACGGCCATGCTCCAAATGCTGTTTTACATCATGGCCGAGCGCACGGGCATCATTGAAGGGGTCTGGGGGACGGCCATGAATAGCTCTCATGCGTCCTTGGATGCTCAGTTACCCGCCTTTGACATCACAATCTTGGGCTGGCAATTGGCCTTTACACCCTTCCTCAAGCAAGCGGCCAGCGTATGGCTGGCTTGGCAAGGCTTGACCGACCCGCGCTTGCGCCTGCCTACGGGGACTGACCTCAAGGTGACGTGGGGCCGTTGGCTACAACCTGACGCTACCTTGCTCTTTGCCAAGGTGAAATATGCCGAAGAAGCCAATTTACTGGCACGGGCGGAAGCCCTGCGCGGGCTAGATCTACCTTTCGTCAAAGACCCCGTGCAAGCCACCCAGCAAGCCGAGGAGGAAGCCGAAGCGCGTAACCCCTTCAACCAAACCGAGAACGATATTAGCCGTTTAGCAGAGGATAACCCCGATGGCCAAGCTGATCTCAATCCAAGCGAACAACAACAGTAACACCTTGACCGTGCATCTCCAAGTGAAGTGGTGGTCGCCGCGTCTGTGGTGGGCCGTCCTGCGTGGCTAGTTCGATTGGAGGGTCTCGCGCCCTCTATAGCAGCCTCAAACGGGTACGGGCCAGTTATGCCCAAGCCCTAAGCACGCCCTTAAACGCCCTGAAAGGCTTGCTCTTAGGGGCAGCAGGGGCCGACGGCACTATCCCGCGCTCCCAGCAAGCCAACGTGACAGCCCAAGCGGGCAACCTCTTGATGGGCTTCTTTGTGGGGTCGGACGGGCGGCAAGCCTACCAAAGTGACACCATTCCCTTGAGTCCCTTTGCCACCTTGCTCAACAAGGAATTGACCTTGGTAACGCAAGCGGTGGTCGAGTCGCACACGGTCTACTTGCGACGGACAGTTGACGGCGATGTTTATCGCTGGCTGATGGGCTGGCAGCCCGTGCCGAGCCGTTTGGCCAATGCCAACCCCTTGGCGCAGTATGAAGCCGCCCACACTTGGCTTGACCCCAAAGGCTATACCCTCAGCGACCGTATCTGGCGCGTGGGGGGCCGTACCCGTGACCAACTGGATAACCTCTTGGTAGACGGCATTCGACGGGGCAGGGCGGCCAGAGACATCGCCCGCGAGGCTGAACAGTTCCTACGGCCTGACCGAGCGCCGTTTCGTACCCAACGGCCCTATGGGACGGATGCCAGCTTTGATGCCATGCGTTTGGCACGGACGGAAATTAGCCGCGCCCACGCCCAAGCTGCCAGCCTGACGGCCTCCCTAAACCCGTATGTGACGGGGATAGATTACTGCCTTTCGGCCAGTCATCCCAAGTTTGACATCTGCGACGGCTTGGCCAGCATCGGCATGGGCGGGGATCGGCTCAAAGAACCGTATCCCATCGAGGGCTACTATCCAATGCCCGTCGTAAGCTCTCACCCTCAGTGCCTTTGCCGTTTGCAAAGCGTGGTGACGGCGACCCCCGCCCAAGTGACGGCCACCTTACGGAGCCAGATGCTAGCCGGGCAAGCCCCACCGCCGACCCCCGCCAACCCTAGCGGCCTGTTGCTGCTGATGCTGGGGGTTTTTCTATACAGCCAGTTAGAAGCCGCCTAAGAGGTGCTTTATGCCACAATTTGTGATTTCATTTGCCAATAACCCCTCCTTAGTGGAGGCGCAAAATCAACTGCGGCGCGCTGTGCCTGCCTTGCCGTTTCGTGACCCTGCCGAATTTAAGCTCATCCTTTTGGAATGGGCGGGGGAGGGCCAGATCGAACCGCCTAATGTAGTGTTGCCGCGTTTTGGCTTGTCCACCTGGAATTGGTCGGAAACCTATCTGAAACAGATGGGGTTGGGCCTACGGGCTAGCCGCACGTTGACCTATTTACAGGGCGACCTGTTCTTCAAAGCACAGGCGGCGGGCTTGCGCGTGACGGCCAATAGCTATCCTGGGACATGGAGGGCCTTCATCGCCTTGACCAATCCCAGTGAAGCCTTCGACCAAGCGCAGTCCCAATACAATCAAGTGAGTCAAGGCGGGGCCATTGATGAGGTTTTAGCCTTTGAAGTGACCCAAGTTGATTTATTGGATGACAACGGCGCAATCCTGCAAAGCTGGCCCCTGCTAGATACGGTGGCCGTGCAGGAATTCCAACAACATAGTCAACCCGTACAGTGGAACATGGTGGGCGAGTTCCGAGGGAAAGCGCCTGAGATTCCACTGGATGACGCTGCTTTGGCGGCGATTAAAGCTAAGGATGCTGACCCCTTTTTCATGGTCTTGCCGATTGGTGAGATTGGCGTGACCTCCCACAACCGTCAACGGCCCTACACCCGTCGGGAAGTTGAAATGGTGGTGGAGGCCGTCAACGGCGGCAGGGTGACGGGCTATGATGCCCATATCCCTGACCATGAACGGGGGGAAGATGCCCCTTTGCAGTGGTTGAAAGCGCACTTCGAGGAAGACCGCGCTAAAGCCTGGGGGAAGGTGTACGTGACCCCGCAAGCCGTCGAATTACGCGAGGCGTTCAAGACGGCCATGCGCGAGAACCGTACCGCTAACCCCAGTATATGGGGGGACGCATGGGAAAGCACCACGGGCGAATGGGCAGCTCTGGACTTGCGAGGCATAGACGTGAGCTTGACCCGAGAATCCAGCGTCCCCACGCTGGCCACCGTCCCCGTAATCGTTAGTGAACTTATGGAAGGAGAAGCTGCTGTGAGTGAAGACTTATTGAAACAGCAAATCGCCGAATTGACCTCAGCTAAAACCGCTTTGGAAACCCAAGCGGCCACCTTGACGGCTATTGCCGAATTGGTGGGGACTGAAGCCGACGGCGCGAAAATCCGCGTGCAAGAACTCTTGGACACGGAAGCGAAATATAAGACCCTCGTGGCCGAAAGCCGCAAACAACGGGTGGTCGAAGTGGTGGCGGAAGTGGCGGGGCAACCCCTGGCCGACTTTGTGCCGTCGCTGGTGGCTGAATTGGCCATCACCCCCGATGAAACGGAAGAGGCCATCCAAGCGCGGGCCACGGCGCTGCTGACCAGTGAACGCTGGCAGAAGATGACCAAAGCCTTTGTCGCCGAGATGGTGGGTGGCAATGTGGTGACGGGCGGGCAAGGCGACCCCAACAAAACCCCCAAAATGACCGATGAGGAAGCCCAACGCCTGGGCAGCCGTTACGTTCCGCGTATGAACTAGGAGGAGCAACCCTTATGCCTCAAGATTATTTAGGGCCGTCGGCGGCCATTGATTTAGTGGCTTCGGTGGGCGGGATTGACACCGAAACTATTGTCCGCTTTCAGCAACGCGCCAACATGTCGCCCCAAGAAGCCATCAACACGGCGGCGGCGGCAGTGGGCGCGGCGAATGCTACTTTGCTCCAACAGTATGGGGCCATTGCCTATTTGACCGATGACGTGCAAGCCCAATACCGCACCAATGCGGGGTCGGGCAAGACGGCACGTACCCCCGAATTCACCGAAGCCGATGCCATTCGCGGCAAGCTGTCGGGCCATATGTTGCCCGAATATGACCACCTGGACAAGCTGGGCTGGTCGTCCAAATTCTTCCGCGAAGCCAGTCGCGCCCTGATGGATGCCAACATCCAAGAGGTGGTGGATAACTGGTTCAACCGCGTGACCTATGACATCCTGACCCGCATGTTCAGCCCGGAAGAGCTGGCCATCGGGAGCGGCTATTCGGTGGGCTGGGCGATTGGGAGCGGGGCTTCGGCCAGCTTTAGTCCCTCGATGACCATCAATGTGCCGTACACCCCTCCGCAATACCAAAACACTGAATTTCTGGACACGCACGTTCACTATTTGGCGCAAAATAGCTCGTCCTCCAAGACCTATGGGACGTTGCTAGATGCCATGATCGGTGAACTGCGTCATCACGGGTTAGACGGCACGCCCTTTGCCTTGGTGAGCGACGACGACCTGGATAGCTATATTGCGCTCTCCAAATTTGTCGAAATCACCCCCCAAGATCTGCAAATCATCCAAGGCGGCAGCGCCGAAATCCGCACCATCATGGGCAACCTGACGGGTGTGCCTGGGACGCTGTTTGGGTACTACAAATCCAAGCGCGGCCTGATTCCTTTGCGCTCTCACTCCAAAGTGCCTAGCAAATACGCCTGGATGGGTATCAGCTATGGCAGCAACAACCCCCGCAATTCGGTGGCTATCCGTGTGGCCCCTGGCGTGCCGTGGGGCTTGACCCCCGTCCCGCAAATGGATAACAGCCAACAACGCCGTTTGGCTGGGATCAACTTCGAGGCTACCCACGGTGTAGGGGTCAATTCCCGCATCAATGGCGTGGCAGGTTATTTGGACGCAGGCGCTACCGCCTACGTGACCCCCACCATCAGCTAGGAGGCTGTGAACAATGGCTTTAAGTATTTCTGACAAGAAACAAATCCGCGCCCTCGACGGCGCAATCACCCGCCAACTCCAAGCCGCCTACGCAGGCAACTTGGGTGATGCGGTCTATGTGGATAGCAGTGGTACCGTGCAAGCCGCCTATGCCGGTGAAAACACAGCCACTAAGCATCGCGGTTATGGTCTCGTGACCAGCGCAGCGACCCAAAAAACCGACGGCACGTTCTCTGTTGGGGACATGCTGGGCGTGACGGTCTTCGGGCCGGTGGGTGGCTTCGCGGGTGGGACTGAGGGCCGTGAATTCTACGTCAGCCCCAGCACCGCCGGGGCGTTGACCGAAACCAAGCCCACGGGCGCAGGTCAGCAGGTCATGAGCATGGGGCGCATTGAAAAAGAAACCATCGTCATGGTCATGCCGCAATCCACCGCGCCTGTGTCTGGGGCCTAATGACCACCCTTAACGTTTACCCCCTGACGGGCTTTGACCCTTTCCAAGCCTATGGCAAGGTCGAGATGGGGCTATGGTATAGCCTCGCCTTACAGGGGGTAGAGTTAACCCTTTTGGGCCATGTGCGCCCGGATTGGTACAGCTTTGACCAAGAAGCCCAGCTACTAGGGGCAGGCCGTCAGGTGGCAGACATCACGCTCATGACGGCCAACTTGGACAAGGCGGGAACCTATCCCGTCAAGTCAACCCGCAAGTGGCTATATACGATGGTCGAATGCACCCGTTTGGGCGACATCATGGTAGACCACATCAACCGATTGGCGGAGCGAGTCTTAGTGCCTGTGCCTGCCTTGGTGGATGTCTTCTATGAGAGTGGGGTCAAACGGCCCGTGCATCATATCGGCTATGGCGCAGACTTTTGCGCCCCTGAATGGCGCGCCCATTCATTGCCCGCCCTGACCCCTGACGACCCCTTCATTTTTCTGACCTATTCGCAGGGAGATCGGCGCAAAGGGGCCGAGATGGTGATCCAAGCCTTTTTGGAGGATTATCAGGGCCGTCCTGAGTATCAACTGTGGATCAAGGCCCGCGATGGCTATCAGGATACATGGTTAGGCGGGGTGGCCAATGCCAACTTGCCCAATGTGAAGGTCATCGGCGGGGTGCAGAGCGATGCCCAGTGGCACGAGCTGCTCTACCAAGCCCATTGCATGGTCTTTTTGACCAGAGGCGAAGGGATTGGTTACGTCCCCCGCGATGCCGTGCAAGCGGGCTTACCGGCGATTACGACCCAATGGCTAGGCACATATGATGCGGATCGGTGGGGCTTGGCCGTGCCATTGGCAGGTTTGTTGCCCGTCAATCACCCTGGCAAGTTCTATGAACGGCGCAATGAGGATAACTTTTGGGCCGTGCCTGACGTGGCCGAGACCAAACGACTCATGCGGTGGGTAGCGGAGCATTACGACCAAGCTACCCAAATGACAAGGGTAGGGCGGGCCTACTTGCTGACCCAAACTTATTCCCAAGTGGCCAAGTCTATCAAACAGTTATTGGAGCGTTATGGCTAACTATATCGCCATTTTGACCTACAAGGATGCCCCGTGCATCCGTTGGAACTTGGATAACGCTGATTTCTGGCGCTCGATCGAAGATAGTCAGGTGTTGGTACTCAATCAAGGCGGCAGCCCTGACTTCCTGAGCGACCTCCCGCGCCCAAACTTAACGGTCATCAATAGCCCCTTTAACCGCCAGATTGTACATGGACGGCAACGGCTGATTGACCTGCTGTATGCCCGCCTGAAAAGCAATGACACGGTGATATTGCTGGATCATGACACCAAGATGACCGACGGGCGCTGGTTCAAACGGCTTTTGGAGCCGTTCAACCAAAGCACTGTTGGGGTGGTGGGCGCATATGTCCCCGCCAACATCGAAGAGGATGAAGCGGGCAACTGGATGTTTGTACAGGCGCGCTTACCGGGCCATGTGGACGTGGCGGCGGCGTGCATCACGGCTTACCGCGCCGACCTCTTCCTAGAGGGGTGCGAATTCGACCCCATCTATGCGCCGATGTGGGAAGAAGACGCTGATTTATGCCTGCAAGCCCGCGCTAAAGGCTGGCAAGTGTGGGGCGTGGCTGACGTGGGCATGTTCCATGAAATTGGCCACAAGGAACCCGATTTGCTCTCCGAGCGCAACCGCCATTTTCTACAACGCAAATGGCAGGGCAAGGGACTCATTCGGATGGAACGGCTAGCCCTGCAAAAGGAATCCTCATGAAACTGGCAATTGCTTTTCATTTTCAGAACGAATTGCCGTGGCTGGAATACCATTTACCCGTCTGGCTGAAAGCTGACGGCGTGGATGGGGTGGTGGCCATGGACGGCGGCAGCAAAGACGGCGGGGCGGATTATGTGCGCTCTTTGGGCGGCACTGTCACCAACCGCAGCTTTGACTTCACCGATAACGGCCAAGAGCAAAACGCCCTGATCCGCTTTGCCGAGCAATGCGGGTATGATGCCATCCTCCACACTGCACCCGACGAACTGTGGTGGCCGCATCAGATCACCCAGATGAAGCGCTACTTGGAATCAGGCAAGCACCAAGCCTTGACGTTCCCGACCTATAACTTCATCGGCGACCGTTTGCACCATGCGCCTTATATGCCGTTTCACCCTGACCCCCACCTGCGGGCCTGGGTGCTGAACAAAGGGCATTATTACCCTGACGGCCTGCATACCCAAGTGGGTATCGGTAGCCGTTGGCTGTTTCGGCAAGATTGCGGGCTAGGCGATGATGGACGTGACATCCTGTATTGCCCGGATATTTACCTATATCACTATGCCGACATCAAGCCGCGCAACCAACGTGACTTGCTGGCCGTCAATCGGGCTAGAGGTGAGCGGGGCTTAACCCCGTTAGCCGTCTTACCGCCTGACCACCAGCTTTCGGCCCGTCCTTATTGCATCCCGTTTACGGGCTTCCAGCCCTTAGACCCGCATGAGATTGGAGCAAATGCCCCCTATGGCAGCCCCGTATAGCACTTTAAGAAGCCGTCTGGGAACACCCACCAAGACAGTACGCGGCATTGCAGGCGAAGCCCTGGCCGATGGGAACTACGTCTATAAAGCCGACGACGGCAAGTGGTACGTGATCGCCCAAGCCGATGCCGAGGGCCTTGTCACCAGCACCACCATTGCGAGTGGTTCTACTGGCAATATCAGAACCTATGGCGGCTTCAATGACACTGAGATAGAAAGCATTTGGGAGCTGGTGGCAGGGGCAGCCAATGACACCGAGCGCGAGCAAGCGGCCCTGGCAGAGATGGCTTACCGCCTCCGCAACAACGCCGCCAAACTGCATAACTACAGCGCAGGGCAGAGTTCCCAACAACTGGCGCAAGTCTTTCAGCACCTCGACTTGCTCTACCAAGAGTTGAAGCCTTACCTGGATAAGGCCCTGGGTATCCGTACCCGTCAACTGAGCGTGGGGCGTGTGTTAGCGCCAGCCCGCAACCATCAACGGGAAATGCCCGATGAGCGCGGCTTGGATAGCGAAGGGTATCGTCCTAATGGCTGATTTAGGGGGGTATCTGGGCAGTGACGGCCCCGTCTTTGATTTCTTGGCCCGTGACCGTCAAGCGGACATGGCCTTTCAATTGCAGCATCAGGGGCAACCGTTACGCCTGAGCCGCCTTAAAGACGATGCTAGCAAAGCCGTGCAAACCGTGTTATTCGTCAGCCCGGCCAGTGGGTCGGATGTCTTCAACACGGCGGGCGGCCTGAGCGCTAGCACGGGTGTGGTGGTGATGGGCCTGCCGACCCTAGACATTCGTAACGGCGACATCTTTATGCTGGGTAGCACCCGTTACACCGTGCGTTTTGTGGATGCCACCGTCCCTAACAAGATCGTGGCGACCTGCGAGGCCAACCAATAATGATACGGGTTGAATTTGTCGGGTTGAATGAGATGATCCGCGCCATCGAGGACTACGAGCAGAAGGTGTTGCAAGCCGTCCAAGAGGTGGCCAATTACATCCAGCCCGTCATGGAGAGCTATGCCAAGCAGGAAGCGCCGTGGCAAGACCGTACCTCCAATGCACGGCAATCCTTGCATTCTTGGGTAGACCCCGTGGCCAAGGACATCGTAGATATTTGGTTATCGCATGGCGTGGACTATGGGGTTTATTTGGAACAGCGCTGGCAGGGCCGTTGGGCGATTGTCTACCCGACCCTAGAGGCGCATTTTGAGATCATTTTGCAGATGTTACAGGGGATATTTGAATGACTCACGTAGGGTTTGGCGCTTTGATGCGGCGCATTTTTGAGGAACATCCCGTCTCGCATGTGGAGTTGGTGATCTTGCGTAAAGCCTTGGTAGATCATGCTCACCGGCAGAATATGGATGTGGAGATGGTGGCAAAGGCAGCCCTGGCGCGTTTTGAAGCGGGCGAGACCATCAAACAGGTGTTGGGACACTTCAATGAGCAGCTTAACTAGAGCCACCTTCCGCACGCGATTAACGGGCGATGCCACCTTGGTGGCCCTGCTGACGGGCGGCATTTATGACCGCGATACGACCACCACCAACATGCTCAACTTGGAATATCTGGGGCGTAACGGCGGTTTGACGGCAGAAGGGGCCTTGAAGCCCTTCGCCTACCTCCAGTGGGCCACAGGCCAAGCGGCGAACCGCTTCCGTGATGAGCGCCATAGGCTGGATATTTACGTTTATGAGCAAGACGGCGATGCCGTCATTGAACCCGCCGTGCGGCGTATAAAAGACCTGCTGCACCGTTGGAATGCGCCCGACAATGCCGATGAGTCCATTATGGACGTGGTATTTGATATGAATGGGCCTGAATTTATTGACCCCGACCTCGGCAATGCCAATGGTCGTTTTGTCCGTTTCCAAGTTCAACTTGTACGAAAGGAAAGCTAAACATGCCTGCTTATAGTTTTGGTGAAAAACCGATGGGATTGGAACGGCTGCGGATTGCCACTTTCAACCCGACGACAGGGGCTATTGGTACATCGGTGGCCCTGCCCGAAGCCAACAAATTCGCCGCCAAACCGCGCTCTGGGTCGGATGAACTCAAGGCGCAACTTATGACCACCTCGGCCTGGGGCTGGACGGAAGCCTATGAATTTGAATTGGCCTGGAACGGCGTGCCGTTTACAGCCATGGCCGTCATGCTGGGGCAATCCTTTGCTGCCGCCTCCATTTCGGGGTCGTCCCCTAGCCGCACGCGCATTGCGCGCTTGAAGGGCCGTGTGCTGTATCCCTATTTTGCTATTGGGGGCTATAGCTTGGCAGAAGCCGATGCCGGCTTTGCGATGGGCCTCTATAAATGTATGCTGCAAGAACCCGAATGGGGCATGGCCGAAGACGGCAAGGGCTACACCTGCAAAGGCAAAGGCGTGGCACTGTTCCATGAAGTCACCAGCGAAGTCTATGAAGCAGGGGCGGCACGGCTCTATGAGACGGGCATCACCTTTGATGATACTGCCTTCCAAGCGCTATTCACCCAGAGCTAGCCCAT